CCCATTAACCGGATATTTCTACCCGGGCCCCAGCCGTCTTTCCGAGCTGTCAACTCAAATGAGTGACCGTAAGGTTACGGTGCTTCAACCACAAAATATCGTGGTTGTAAGCGTGTAGATTGGCGTCCGTCGATACCCTTCCGATCCACGCGTTACGTATGGATCAGTAGGTGACTCGAGCCCGGTTCTAGCATAAACGCTATAGCCAGGAACGAGCCAATCACCCGGTCTCCGCTTCTTGAGGCGGATAGGCCGAAGTGAGTATGTATCGAAAAAGCCTCCCTCCCAACCGCGTCTGCGAAACTTACGAGGGGCGTAAAGAGTATGGCTACCAAGAAGGTGGCCATCTCCATACCCATCGGGTCCGTAGATACGGTTGTGTTCCCACGTCCAGGACTCACACAAAGAGGCGAGCTCACGCTCGCCTCTGCGCATGGCCCAGTTGTGGAAACAGAAGAGAGTCTTATCCGAAACCTCGTCTTTGAGGTAAAAAGGACGGACGTCTTCCCCAGAGAGCCAATCGGCACCGCAGGACTCGCGGAAAGGTCCCTCCCAGTATGATTTCTCGGGGTTAACCCAGAAACCTGCTGAGTCCAGGACCTCAAGCAAAGTCTGCGTCGCCTCCGTTGGGACAATAATATCGTCCCCGAAGACGCCGATAGTGCTAACATCCCCACCGACGGAGCGGGTAGACGCCCAAGCTAAAGCCCAAAAAATCAAGGACTCTAGCTCGAACGTAAACCCATTCCCCATACTGCTGAATTTCTCCAGACGGTACGAGGCTCCTTCGTAAGAGAAGGTTCCCGTCCTAAACTGGCTCAGGAATTCAAGCCAATCAGGAGGCAACAAATCAGCAACTAAACCCCACGAGAGCGTATCGCTGGCCGAACTAAGGTCGATAGTGCACAGGTTTCCCTGTACACTGCCTTCCCTAGCCAGCTTACGATTCCGTTCTTGATCCGTGAGGTCCAGGCCCACAGAACGCAACCTACTCTTCAAGTAGGATCCCACCCCCAGTTGAAACAACCCGTTAAGGATTGGCTCAACAATGATAGGGCGGTGAGTCTTGCAGTTCTTCGGAACGAAAACAAGTTTTCCATCGTCCTTCCGGACGGGAACGAGGAACCGAGTTTCATCGGGATCCTCAACCCATAGCGGAAATAGAGTATTGCTCTTCACAGAGTGGTGCTCTACGAGGTAAGGGAACTGCGAGAGCAGGATCCCCACGGTTGGAAACATGTCTTCGCTACACGCTAGCGTGGCTGACAGCTTCCCTGACAAGGAAGCTTCCGCCATGCGAACGCTCGTGTTAGCCCCTGGACCATATCTGAACTCAAGTGACTCAAGAGAAGGGACTTCCCCGAGCACAGCACTAATTTTACGTGACGCCAGATGGAAAATCTGTCGTACGGCCTTTGTGGCAGTACTGAGCAAGTTTCGGTTAACCTCCTCACACCTGAGCTCCGCCTTCAAGAACGCATTAACGCCCTCGAAGAGTGGGTTGTATCCAAGATCGATCCATGCACTTTTATTAAAAAGCGCCTGAATTTGACGGGCACCGCGATAATCATCAAGCGGAAGATCCGTAGGGACCTTACACTCAACAACGGCACGGAACTCGCCGGACTCCACAAGTTTGTGGAGTCCCATCGAGAATACTCCCCTTTTGGAGTAAATGGTCGAGACCGCAGTCACAAAAGACAGACCGTCTTTGTACTGCCGTGGTGCTAGCCAATCCGTCAAGCCCTTGTAGGCCTCGGGATCAACTAAACCAGATTCGATGAAAGTATTCATCAATTCTCCTACTACTAGAGTAGCTGGTTTATCGGCCGACTGAGTCCCAATTAACTTGGGATTTCGCCGGATGTATAGAACGTGGGCACCGGAAGGATCGAGTTTGCGAAAGCCGATCCAGCCGAAGCCTGATTCAGTACACCTGTCGCAGTCGTAGACGACGCCCCTTGCAGGGCGCCGAGATGCAACTTCAGGGTATTTGCCCTATCCGCCACCGTGCTCCTCCGATTGGAGAAATGGGTGGTGATAAGGGTTTCTACGTACGCCACTTTTGGTGGCGCAACGTAGCCCGCTGAAGTGCCCGACGCACCCAAAGTCTCCATTACGGGGACTTCGAGCTTCGCGGTACGCTTCCAATTCCCATCCTTCAGCTGCTCCTCCGTTAAACGGTATCGCATCTGACCCTCGAGGGGAACACCAGAAATACTGGTGCGCCAATAGGGACTTCCGTCCTTATCGGTGACAGGTTTGAAAGTGTACTCTACCGGTGACGCTGCATCGTCTTTGACGAGCAGGTTGGTCA